CGTTGGTGAGTAACTGAAAGGGGGCACGAGTAAATTGTACCAGTAGTGTAAGGACCACTCCCAAACTTTCCACCTTAAATGACTGCTACTGATTACGCTCAAATGTCATCTATTGACCTGATGATTGCAGAGGTTCAGGGTAAAGTAAAGGTGACACGGTTAGCATCAGCGAAACCCCGTAAGTCTGATCTGGTGATGACACAAACGAAAGGAAATCGTTGTCGCACTAATCGCTCAAGTGGCACCAATTTTGTTACTCAAGTCTGACCTGAGTTAATGAAAGGGGGCATGAGCAAAGTGTCCCCATAGTATAAGCACAACACACACACGATGACTACCACTTACCAGCGCAACATTCTCTCTACTGAGTATAACGGTTGGGAAAATTACGAGACCTGGAATGTTGCTCTCTGGATCAATAATGATCAGGGTTTGTATGACCTTGCGATGGAAGTTGGCAACTACGTTGACTTCATCGACCTGCTAAATGATCAGGGTATTGTGAGCACTCCTGACGGGGTTAAGTATAACGATCCTGCTGTAAATGTGATCCAACTGAATAGCGATGTGTTCGACCTCTAAGTAACACTCACTCCTGTCGCATGAGTATAAACTAGGCACCAACAGTTAACAACACTTTTCTTCTTAATCATGTCCAAGTCTGTGATGCTTTCTCTGCTGGGTCGCGCTAATACTGGTGACGAACTTCTGCAGATTCTTGATACTCTCACCGCTGATGAAAGTATCAACGAACCCACCGCAGATCCTATTGAGTTCTGATCAGTAACTGTGCGGTCCTTAGTTGACACTAGGGGCCGCTTATGTTATGATTCTGAATATAGTCGTGATGACAGCGTTTTGCGCGGTTTGTTTATATCGTCCTGCGGGCGTTGCGTATATAAAAACCCCTAACTACCCTAACCTACAGAGGTGACAAAACGCGAGCATTATATCAATCTAAAAAAATTTTTCCGGAAGTAGGATGAAGCATCAATACCCCCGAAGGTCCCCATATTGGAATTTCTGGAAGGTTGTATTAGCGGGATGGATGATTCGTTATCCACGTCCCTTTTTTATTGCTTTTGGTTTCTTTTTAGTTCTGATATATAATGCGGTAACTAACTAAGAACTGATAAAAAATTCCGGAGGAAATTTTGATGACCCCCAAGGAGAAGGTATATCACATCTATGCAAAGGATAAGTGTATTTTTCATTCTCTCAAAGAGGATGATTTTAATGTCAAGTGGGACACTTTGAATCACTTGGTGGGATTAATGAAGACTGAATATACAAAAGAAGATTTAAGTTTCATAGAACTTCCACCTAGAATCAACGGAGCAGGTGGAAAATCTTCAGAACCACCTGGGTGTGATTCATATTGACAAAAGCATATATAGACTGTTAAAATTTGAACTGAAGGTTATTTCAACTTATGGCAAAAGGATTCACAGTAAAAGCAAATGCTCCCAAACCCAAAGATGCAGAATGGGACATTGATGAAATTAAGCAAAGAATGCGTGGAAAGAGTATTGTATTCTGTCTTCCTGGACGTGGATGCTCTTTTATTTTTCTGAAGAACTTTGTACAACTGTGCTTTGATATGGTACAGAATGGTATGAGTATTCAGATTTCTCAAGATTATTCGTCTATGGTTAACTTTGCACGTTGTAAAGTGTTGGGTGCAAATGTTCTCCGTGGTCCGAAGCAAATTCCTTGGGATGGAAAACTGGAATATGATTATCAACTTTGGATTGACTCGGATATTGTCTTTGACACTAACAAGTTCTGGCAACTCTGTGATCTCTCTCTGAGTGAAGATGGTACAGAGCGTGAGATTACTGCTGGTTGGTATGCTACAGAGGATGGACACACAACTTCTGTCGCACACTGGTTAGAGGAAGATGATTTCCGAAAGAATGGTGGAGTGATGAATCATGAAACTGTTGATTCTATTCAGAAGCGTAGAAAGCCTTTCACAGTAGACTATACAGGTTTTGGATGGGTGCTGATTAAGAAGGGTGTATTTGAGAATCTTGAGTATCCTTGGTTTGCTCCGAAGATGCAAGTCTTTGAATCAGGTAATGTTCAGGACATGTGTGGTGAGGATGTTTCATTCTGTCTGGATGCTAAAGAAGCGGGCTTTGAAATCTGGTGCGATCCTCGGATTAGAGTCGGACATGAAAAAACTCGTATTATCTGATGAAGAAATTTAACGTACTATATAAAGGACGTAAAATTTATCAGGACCTCACTCATGAAGAATGTACTGAGGTCCTACAAGACTTCTCCGAACGCTTTTTCTCGGAAGAAGATATTGATGTTAATTTAATTGAACTGGAGGAAATCTAATGGCTAAAGGTGGATCAAACAAGACTGTGTTCGAACCTGGAGCACCTAAGAAAACTCGTCAAGGACGCTCGGCAAGAACTCTTTTAAGTGCGACCTCTCGTAATGGTCGTAAGAAGCGTTATCGCGGACAAGGTAAAGGTTAATAGTATAGATAGAGCAGGGGTAACTCCCTGCTTTTTTTATTAGGAATTAATGTCATATCTGAATCACAATCTCCCAACATTTACTTGTTACATTCGTAACGAATTTCTCTATAATCATAAAAAAGGTCATGGAGAGGTTACTTTATGCGACGTACACTCTGTAGCGTCCTTAGAGAAGCACGTACCCCTCTTTGAGACGTTTCTAGAGAATGGGGTTAACTGGACTCGTAGACCGATTCATGCATTCTGTTGGAAACCTGATGCACCAGTTCCTGAACTAGAAGAGTGTATGTGGTGGGATTGTTTTTCTCCTTATATTGATGTTCAAGTTCGTTCAAGACTTGCTAACTTACGTGCTGAATTGATCAATTATAGGGGAGAAAAGAATGAAGGAACTTATATGTTTACGCTTGATTGGTCATGGGAGTCAAAATCTACTCTGAATACTAATTTTAGTGAGACTCCAGAGCACAAATGCGCTCATTTTTTCAAAATGGACAACGGTAACTTCTATGCGTACCCTAATAATAAGATATTATGGTATGATGATGCATGGACAAAGAACAGAATTACCAAAAATCCAGGTTATGAAATTGATTTGACCGAATATTCAGTAGAAAATCGTCGTAAAATTGAAACATCAGATGATTTTATGTACGAAATAACGAAAATTCGGGATAGCAACCCCGTAAAAAGTTCTGATTTAACAAATCAGGAGCAAACAAATGACCAAACAAGTGGATAAAGACGAAAACTTTATGAAAAACGAGTGGGGAACTCAATTTTTAGCATCAGAATATGGTTGGGAGAATAAAATTCAGAAGCAAAAGATGCTTCGTGAGATCAATCATGACAACATGACACCCAAGAAGCATGATTTTTATCATCAAAATGAAATTCATGAAAAAATTCGTAATGATGAGGACTATGATGATTGGGATTATGGCACAGAACCAACCTACGGATCTATAAAAGGGTAATAAATAAGATAGAATTATAATATTCGATGCCTCTAGAAAGGGTAAGCCAAGGTTTTAAAGACATCAGTATGACTTTTCAGACTAATCCTCTGAATAGTGACTTGATTGCGCTTAAAAATGAGACTGCAATTGCTCGCTCAGTGCGTAATATTGTGTTTACCCTTCCTGGAGAAAAGTTTTTTGATGAAGATTTTGGTTCTAGAATTTCTAGAACATTATTTGAGAACGTTGATGATATTTCTGCATCAATTATTACTGATGAGATTAGACAGTCAATCAATAACTATGAACCAAGAGTGAGGTTAATCTCAGTAAATTCATATCCAAACTTTGATAATAACGCATACGATGTTGTTATTGTATATGAAATCATCGGTGCGGATGTTCCCATACAAGAATTACAATTTGTTTTGCAACCATCTAGGTAAAAATGCCATTAGCAAACTTCGCTAACCTGGATTTTAACCAGGTTAAGACAACGCTTAGAGACTACTTAAAAGCGAACTCTAACTTTACGGATTATGATTTTGAAGGGTCTAACCTTTCAACAATTCTTGATGTTTTGGCATATAATACTTACATTACCTCATATAATGCAAACATGGTTGCAAATGAGGTTTTTATTGATAGTGCGACTCTAAGAGAGAATGTAGTAGCACTTGCAAGAAATATCGGTTATATTCCAAGATCAAGAAAAGCAGCAACTGCATCAATTAGTTTCTTTGTAGACACTACTGTTTTCAATATCAGCCCATTACCATCAACAATTACCCTTAAGAAAGGACCTATTGTAACATCTTCTGGAAGTTTTGGTGGTCAATCTTTTGTATTCTCAATTCTTGAAGACATTACAGTTCCTGTTATTGATGGTATTGCAAGTTTTAATGATATATCCGTTTATCAAGGATCATTACTCTCATCCAACTTTACATACAGTTCAAGAGTACCGAATCAGAGATTTATTTTACCAAACTCTGGTGTAGATAGTGATCTTATTCGTGTTGTAGTAAAAAGTAACGAAGACTCTACAACTGGTACTAAGTACAGTCTTCAAGATAGTTTATTTGAAGTTTTATCCGATTCTAAGGTATATTTCTTACAAGAAATTGAAGATGAAAGATATGAACTGATTTTCGGTGATAATATATTTGGAAAAGCATTAGAAGAAGGAAATTATATAACAGCAGATTATATTGTATGTGAT